TAGTTATATCAGGTTTCTTTGTAAATATAGTCCGAGCTGTAGAGATGCTCGCATCAGAACTTTTAGATTTAGCAGTGTATAACGCAAATAGAACAACGAAGGTTTCCAAAGTGTGGGAACAATTTACTTCAGATTTAGAAAAGATGGAGGATCCAAATGGCTAGAGGGCCTATGGCAGGTGTATCAGGACCTGGTAAATTCTCCAAGAGAACAGATGGTATGTCATTCCAGTCTACAGAATATGGCTCAGGTGTTGAGAACACTGCTAATAAAGCAGGAGCTCCACTAGCAAGGACCGCTGATGTACGCCCAACATCTCGTAGTGAGATGGGTATGGCTCCAAGTCAGATGGAAGCAGTGACTCCGCTATATGCTCCGTCACAGCGTCCAGATGAACCTATCACTGCAGGTATTGCAATGGGTGAAGGTCCAGGACCAGAAGTTTTAGGAATGAATAATAATATTGATACCCAAGAAGACAAAGATAGAATGATATCTTACCTTCCAGCTCTTGAAGTAGTTGCAGCATCACCTAATTCATCTCAAGCATTTCGTAACTATGTAAGGCAACTGCGAGCTAATCTTCTATGAGTGATAGAGAAATTGCACAGAGGGTATATTCTGAAAAACTTCAAGCAAAGAATCCCTCTGCCTTTGATACTATGGGAACCTTTAATCGTTATTACAACGACCCTCGTAATCCTGCTTCGTTAGCAGCTCCTGCGGATTTTGGAAGAGCTCTACCTCCAACCAATCGCGCTGAAGCGCAACAAACTCTTACACGCCAAGAAGAGTTAAAAAAAACTGAACAAAAAATTGGTTTCTGGGGAAATCTTTTTAAGTATATGGAGAAGGCTTACAACTTTTCAGCTCAAGCAGTTTCTTTTGGTTTACTTGTTGGCGAGGAAACTAATCCACTTTATCAGGGTAAAGGATTAGATGTAAGTAAAGTTCGTCAATCTTGGGATAAAGCTCGCACTGTATCTCCAGGTAGAGCCTTAGTAAGAACTCTTACTGGTCAGCCATTAGATCTTATAGAAGATGCTCTCAATGCAGCAACTCTAGGTAAGAGTCGTAACAAAGCAGAGAAGTTTATTAAAGACCATTTACTTTTTGCTGCTAACGACTTTGATATCTATGATAAAGAGCAAGCAGAAAAGGCTTTTCGTGAGCAAACCTATGGTCGCTTCTCATCTTGGGGAACGGATGTAGTTGCTCGCTTTGTTATAGACCCCACTATTGTTGTAGGTAAAGCTGTTAAAGTTGCTCGTGCTGCTAAGTATGCAGTAAAAGGAACTTCTGAACTTAAAGCGGTTCTTGCTGGAGAAAAAGTTGGGCCTAGAGCAGAACGTATCAAGGCAACCTTACAAGATTTCGTAGAAAAAACAGATGATCTTACAGCAGCAGAATTATTCCGAATTAAAGCTATTCGTGAGTCTGCAGCTCCTGCATCATTCTCTGACCTTATAGCTAAGGCTAATAAGATTGAAGATGTTACTGCCCGTCACGCAGCAAAGACTGATATAGTCCAATGGGCTATGGGTGATGTTGGCGCAGCTACCCGTTTATTACAAACTAATAAAGATATAGCAGCAGATATTGCTAACCTACAAGATGAAATTGTAGGAGCTAAGTTCTTTGGCGCTGGTGTAGATAATGTTAGCGGTCAATTAACAATGGATTTAGTAAACCAAGGCGATAATCTTGAAAAGAATATTGCTATGGCTGCTCAATATGAGCAGGAACTAGCCTCTAATATCCAGAAACTAAGCGCTGAAGCAATTATTAACCCTAATATTATTCCTAGTGTAGATGCCGTATCTCGCATAAGGACAACAGCCTTTAGAAGTCAAGGTCTTATTGACCTTCGTTCAGGTGCTGCAAGCACTCCGCTACGTATTATTACTGGATTTGCCTATAAGCGTCCTAAAGGTTGGATTGATTTTACTGATAATCAGTCATTACAGACTGTAGATAACCTACTTAGCAGGGTTCGTGGTGTATCTGAAAAGCAAGAAAAACTTTATCTTGCCAATATTGCTCAACTAGAAAAAGATTTGCTTATAGTAACTGATGAAACTCAGAAAAAAATTATTAGGTCTAAAATAGATGCTAATAAGCGTAACCTTGAACTGTCAAAGTTTACTGTTGAGCGCAAGAATGAATTGTTTGACAAGTATGTTTCTACACCAGATCCTATACAAAGAGCCAATGTCTATCAAGAAATAGAGCGAGAACTTTTTGATACGGTTGCTCGTCAGTTTGGATACACTAATCCTGAAGATGTTCGTAAGGCTTGGGGTATTTTCGCAGGAGCAAGAGCCAGAGCACATAACTTAATTCGTGAACGTGCCTATACTGGCGCTATAGACCCTGCTACTGGCGGTCCAGTAGGTGGAAGATTGACACCTATTGAAGGTATTGATGGTACTCAGCTAGTTATTCCAATGCCTTTAACTGAATCTCAACTGTTAAAAGAACTACCAACCCTTGATATTGATGGTATGTATGGCGCTTTAACCAAAGCAACTCGTGCATCTCGCTTTGAAGCACTAGGTCCTGTATATGCTTTCCAACGCGGAGTTGGGGAATTAGCGCAAGGTATTGATTCCTTAATTAAGTTTGAGGTTTTAGCCCGCGTTGGATACCCAATACGTAGCGTTACTGAAGGATTCTTACGTATTGCTAATACTGTTGGCGCTATGGCTATCCTAAATCGTACAGGAATTGGCGTTAAGAATATAGTTCAAAACAGATTCAAAGATGCTAAGCCTACTGAGATAATTGACTATCTAGATAGCGTTAAACTTAATACTAAGAAGTCTGAACTTCTTGCTGGTATTGATGATGCTGATAATCCAGAGTTAGTTGAAAGACAAATTGCTGAAATTGATGCAATGCTTGACGGTAGAATGAAGATTAAAGACAAGTTTGGTCTAGGTCTTCGTGAGATAAAGATTGGTGATGAAGTCTTCACTTATGAAGATGCTTTCGGAGCTACTCCTGCTAAGGCTAAATACATTCAAGAAAGATTTATCGCTAACGCTGCTACCTTGATGGATAACGCTTTCAGCGAATCATCCAGCAAACTACGCAATGCTACTGAACTTAGCGGAGACTGGGTAGTTATCAAAGGCACAGATGAGAATTGGGCAGAGTCCTACGCTCGTGTGGTTAATCGCCAACTGCGAGGATCTAAATTTGCATCTATTTTATTAAAAGATGCTCCTAGGGAACAAGTTATGAATAATGCAAGGATGTTCCTTCTTAAAGACCCAGAAGGCCGACAGATACTAAAGAACCTTGCTTTAGGTCGTAATGTAGATGAGCTAGTAGAGGCCAATATGCAGAATATTGAGTCGCTATTTCCATCATATATCAGTCCTGCACTAAAGGCTATTGCTGCTAAGCGTAATATTACAGCAGATGACATCGCTAAGTACATACCAGTAACTGGTCGTCCAGATGTAAATGCAGCCCAAGTAAAGACTGCTCTTGGTCGCGGTGCTCCTATGCGTATCTGGGCTAACTTCTTAGATAACTTTTACAAGGGATTCGGTGAAATGCCTGAATCAACCCTTGTTCGTAATCCATTGTTTGTAGATTTATACCGTAAACGTATGGATGCTTTAGTAAAGAATACTATTGATGAATACCCTGGAGATAGCATTCCGCCAGAGTATCTACGCAGTCTAGAAAACAAAGCTCGCCAATGGGCTAGAGCTGAAATGCGTAGAACTCTTTACGATACATCAGAGCGTGTAGATGCAGCATCTACTATGCGTTATATTTTTCCATTCTTTGGTGCATTTGCTGACGTTGCTGAGAAGTGGGGTCGCATTATTCTTAACGACCCATCAACTATCCGTAAACTAGAAACAGTTTATGATTCTCCAGATCGCAATGGTATGGTTGAAGAACGCAATGGAATTAAATACATTAACATTCCTGGTGAGTGGGCCAAGTTCCTACGTCTTGATCCAGGTGAGCGTCCTTTCTCAATTCCAAAGCCATCATTAAACCTTATCTATCAAGGTAATGCTTGGTGGAATCCAGGTGCTGGATGGTTTGTTCAGTATCCATTATCATCTATTTTGAAGAAGTATCCTGAGAAAGAAACCAATAAGGTTATTAGAGAAATCCTTCCTTATGGTCCACAAGATACTCGTATAAGAAGTTTCCTTATCCAGAACGCAGCGTTCCGCCGTGCTTTAGATGGCTTTGACACAGAAAGTCCATTACGTTCTAACCTAACAGTACTTGTAATGGCAGAAGAAAGCCATAAGTATGCTACAGGTCAGCGCGATAAAGCTCCATCTCCTGATGAAATCAATAACAAAGTAAAATTTATTATTGGTCTTGATGTAGTATCTAGAGCGTTGCTGCCTTTTGCTACCCAGACTCGCAGTCCTTATCAGTTCTGGATTGATGAATACCAGCGTATGCGCGGAGAAGACCCAATAAACGCTGCTGAGAACTTCTATAACAAGTATGGTGATGAATATTATTACTTTACAACTAGCCTTTCCAAGAACTATACAGGCGTAGCTGCAACAGTTGAGGCTGATAAGAGAGCAAAGCAATTAAAAGACCTTATCGCTACCAATCCAGAGTATGGCTGGTTCTTGGTTGGAGATGCTAATGCTGGTGAGTTCTCGCCTACTGTTTATCGTAAGCAAAGAGAACAGACAGTAGCTCCTGGTTCTACTCAGAAGTTCCGTGAAGCCCAAGATCCATACGATGCTATTCAGGATACCAATGCAGAGCGTGGTTGGATTCTTTACAACAAGGCTATGGACCGTATTGAAGTAGAGCGTGTAAATCGTGGTCTTAAGAGTCTAGAGTCTAAAGGCGCTGAGGATTTGAAACAGTTAAAAACTGATTTTATTTCTGCTCTGTCTAAAGAAAATCCTGACTGGTCTGCAGTGCGAGGTAGGATTGATACCCGTAAGGTTATGAACTTCCTGACATTTGCTAAGAAGGCAACTTCTGATCCTAGGCTTTCACCTCGCAATGATATGAAAACTATGGCTGATTATCTAAAGGGTCGTCAGTATGTTGTTACATTATTATCGCAACGTAAATCTAAAAATATTAACAATGAAGAAAATGCTGATCTAAAAGAACTATGGAGTGCTTTTACTGGTGCTCTTATTGATAGAGACGTTACGTTCAATAGAGTCTATACGCGTATTCTTGAAAATGATACTTTGTTAGAAGGGCTATAATGAGTGACTTTGTAGAAAATTTTTTCAACAACTATGGTAATACAGCATCTGCTGCTGGAACTTATGTGAACAAAGTTTATCTTGGCTCTCAAAAAGTTCCTAGTTATACAACTCCAAGTCCTACAGGTGGCACATATACTGTTGAGTCAACATCTAAAGACCTCACAGAGACTATAACCCAAGCCCAAGCTCGCTACTTAACGGATGCTCAACTACGTGAAAAGTGGAATACAGCTTTGCGTAAAAATGGATTTGGTACAGACCCTTTGCAGGCTAGAGCCTTGTGGGACTTATCCGTAGCTGGCGCTTCTGACTGGTATTCCACATCTAATGGTCAGCAAAAGATTACCCCAGAGCAATACCTTGGTTGGTATTCAAGCGGTAAGAAGAAGAAGGGTCCAGCCCTTCCTACCCGTCAGGTATATCAGGTAACTGAAGATGAAATTTCTGCAGACATTGATGATTTTTTACAGAAAAAAGCAGGGCGCACTTTACAAGACTCTGATAAAGATATGGGCTGGTATCAAGATCTAGTTAAGAGTATCGGCAATCTTTACGGCGAAGGTATTGTAACTACTGTTAAAGAAGTAAAGAACCCTAAGACTGGTAAAATGGAGAAGGTTGTTACTCAGGCTCCAGGCTTTTCTAAAGAACAAATTGCTGAGGAAATTACTTCTACAATAGAAGCAGAAGATCCTGCATCTGTTCAGCGTAAACAAAGAATTGATAATACTAAATGGCTATTGTCACGAGGAGGTAAAGGCTGATGGCTAAACCTTTAACTTCGGTAGTAGATGGTGGCGGTGCTCTTGACGGAGAAACCGATACATCAAATACTTCTACAGATAAAAATACCGTAGACGTTCGCACTAAGTATGGAATTGGTGAGGCTTTATTAAATCACCCAATCTATGGCGCTGAGATTAAAAAAATCTTTGCACTACTTGATGCTGGTAAATTAGCTGAAGCAGAAGAAGAATACTTTAAGTCTAGTTGGGGTAAGTTAGATGGAGATGCTCAAGAACGCATCCTTATGCAACTTGAGAATGATAAACTCTACAAAGAGAAACTTAAAAACTGGAAAATTGGCATTAAGCGTGCTCTTGCTTCTCGCGGTCTTAAGGCAGATGATGCAACCCTTGACAAGTATTATTTAGACGGTATTGATGATGCAACTATATTTGATGAACTTGCTGGCGGCATATCTGCTAAAGGTGCAGCAGGTGAAATCGGTGATGCTTTATCTAGTCTACGTAGCGTTGCCCGTGCTAATGGTTTCAACTTAGAAAAAGACTTTGGCTTGCAGTTAGATGGCTGGCTACAGCGTATATCTAAAGGTGAATCTCTTGATGATTTTTCCCGTATTATCAGACAGCAGGCTAAGTTAGGTTTACCTGAAAAGGTAGGAGCCTTACTTGATGAAGGTCTAGACCTAGATAATATCTATGCTCCATATAGAACTCGTATGGCTAATCTGTTAGAGCTAACTCCAGATGCTATTAGCCTAGATGATCCGCTACTGCGTAGCGCCTATGGACAAGACAAAGAAATGTCTTTATATGATTTCCAACGTGCAGTCCGTAAAGACTCACGTTGGCAGTATACCGATAATGCTAGACAAGAAGTATCTAGCGTAGCTCTTAATGTACTTCGTGACTTCGGATTCCAGGGGTAGGTAAATGGCAGAAGATGAAGATATCCGCAGAGCACGTCTAGCAAGAGAGCGTATTACTGCAAACCAAAAGACTCAAAAATCTACTCTTGCTGACTCTCTTGCTGCACTTCAAACAGATATTGCTGAATCTAAAGCAACTGTTCAGAAAAAGAATATAGAGATTCCTACTATCGCATTAGAGACTGCAGTAAACTCTGGCGATATTACAGCAATCCAATCTGCAGCAAATGCACTTGGAAAAGCACAAGGACTTAGCGGTAGTGAACTTAGAACTTTTGCTTACAAAACAACACAAGATGCTGCTAAGGGAGAAAAACCAACTCCTCCTCCAGCCGATGCTGACTTTACATATGACTACGTTTGGAGACAAGACGTAGGTGGGCCTGGCGGTAAATGGACTCTTGTTAAGACACCAATTCTCAAGACCTTCTCTGGTGCAGGTGCAGGTGCAGGTGCAGGTGCTGGTGCAGGTGCAGGTGCAGGTGCAGGTGCAGGTGCTGGTGCAGGTGCTGGTTCTACAACTTATACAGCCCCAGATGGCAGAATCTTTACTGACCTAGCAGCTTACAATGCTTATATTGCTCAAACCGCAGCAGAAGAAAAAGCACGTAAAGGTCAGTCTGCCTATGACTTACTCTTTTCAGAGTTTGACCGTTATGGATTAGGCGCTCTTATAGAACCACTTAAGGGTTTTATTCAAGATGGTTTATCTGAAGCAGAATTTACTTTACGTCTACGCGATACCGATGCCTACAAGAAGCGCTTTGCTGCTAACCAAGTCCGTATTAAAAATGGTCTTCGCGCCTTATCAGAGGCAGAGTATATTTTAGAAGAAGATAAATACCAAGATGTAATGCGCCGTTATGGATTACCTGAGAGTTACTACACACGCGGCGATATGGGTCGTCAAGAAGGATTTGAAAAACTAATTGGTGGAGATGTATCTCCCGTTGAACTAGAAGACCGTATCCAGACTGCACAGAACAGAGTAGTCAATGCTAATCCAGAAGTTTCTAGAGCGCTCCGTGAGTTCTATCCTGAGATTACTGGTGGAGACATTCTTGCTTATGCACTAGATCCCTCAAAGGCTATTGAAAATATTAAGCGTAAAGTCGGTGCTGCTGAAATCGGAGCAGGTGCAATGCAAGCAGGTCTTAAGACTGGACTTGCCAGAGCAGAAGAACTGCAACGCTATGGCGTTACCAAAGAGACAGCTCAACAAGGCTTCGGAACTATCGCTAGTGGCCTAGAGCGTGGTCGCCAACTATCAAGTATTTATCAACAACCTACATATACTCAAGAAGTAGCAGAGACAGAAGTCTTTGCCCTACCTGATGCTGAGAAAGCACGCCGTCAAAGGCGCAGACTAGGACAACTTGAGACAGCCACCTTCAGTGGAACAACTGGAATGACTGGTGGAGCACTAGACCGCGAACGCGCTGGTCAATACTAAAGCCTGCTAACAGAACGACTGGCCTGTTAGAGAGACACCAAGACCAGTAGTAGAAGCCATACAGAAATCCCCCGAATCTGTATGAGGTCTACGTCAACTTAAAAAGAAATGGGAGAAGGACCTATGTCCAACTACGACTACGAAGATGACGACTTTGATACATCATCTAATGATGGTAATGATCTCGTCAAACAGTTGCGAAAAGCAAATAAACAAAAAGAGAAAGAACTAGCTGAACTAAAAACTCAGTTTGAATCTATCTCTAAATCCAACCGTGAACGAGCAATCAAAGATGCGCTTGCTAGTCGCGGGGTAAACAGCAAAATTGCTGCATTTATCCCACAGGATATAGACCCAACTGAAGAGTCTGTATCTAAATGGCTGGAAGATTATGCCGATGTATTCGGCTATGAAACCCAGTCTAACCAGGCAACACCTAATGTAGATCCAAAGCAGGCTGCTGCATATCAACGGATGACCAATGCTGTAGAACAGGGAGTTACTCCTGAGTTCCAAGCAGACATTCATCGTAAGTTGATGAATGCAAATAGCCGTGAAGAACTGGATGAAATTATTAGGTCGTCTGGTCTCTAAGACCGAACCTATCCGAAAGGTAAAATAAATGGCAATTCCTACAGGTACATTGACACAAATTTCGTCAATGCAAAACCTTGTACAGAGTGCGTACGATCAGTATGTTCGTATGGCTCTTCGCTCCATCCCAGTGATGCGTGCGTTGGCTGATGTTAAGCCAGTACAGCAAGCAATGCCAGGTTCGTCAGTTGTATTCTCCATTTACTCAGATCTCTCAACAGCGACTGGTACATTGACAGAAACTTCTGATGTTTCCTCTATTGCTCTTGGTAACCCTTCACAGGTTACTGTAACACTTAATGAGTACGGCTCAGCCGTAACAACAACCAAGAAGTTGAATCTAACTTCTTTCAACGATGTTGACTCAGCTCTTGCTGACATCATTGCATACAACGCTGCAGATTCTATTGACTCTGTAGTAGCAGCCGTTCTAACTGGTTCCACAGGAACTAACGTAATCTACGGTGGAGCCGCAACTGGCACCAACTCTATTACATCCTCTGGCACCATCACTGCTGCTAACATCCGTAAGGCTGTTGTTCAGCTTCGTAGCAACAAGGCAGTTCCTCGCATTGGCGATCTATATGCTGCATATCTACACCCACGTCAGTCTGCTGACCTCCGTGCCGAATCAGGCACTGGTGGATTCCAGGAGCTAACTAAGTACGTTGATCGTACTCCGTTCGTTGCTGGAGCAGTTGGCGTTCTTGAAGGTGCATTCATTGTTGAAACACCTCGCGTTCCGTCTGCGGCAAATACGCAATCACCAGCAGTTACTGTCTATAGCGCAGTAGTTGCAGGTCGTGAAGCACTTGCTGAAGCAACCGTTCAAGATACATCAGTTGTGATTGGTCCAGAAATTGACGCTCTGCGCCGTTTCCGCACCATCGGCTGGTACTACTTCGGTGGCTTTGCACGTCTTCGTGAAGCGGCTCTATACCGCATTGAGACTGCAACTTCTATCAACTAGTAGTTGATTGACTATCAGGCAGGGCCTAGAAATCCTGCTTGGTGGTGAGTCAATTCTGAAAGGAAGAAATGCCCTACACATTAACAACACCTTGGCGTTGGGAAACTTGGGGAGCTGACTACACCCAGTTCACTCCATACGCTCGCCTTGCTGGTAGGCCAATAACTGGTGGTTCAATAACAGGAACTATCAATCCATTCCTTACTGATATTCCTCGTGGTTATACATTCATAGTAAATGGAACTACTGTTACTACAGAGCAGACACCAAGTCAAGATACACTAGCTGCTGCTGATTCATACTATCTTGGTGGTACTACAAATACCATTAGTGATGCACAAGCACAGATATTTATTGACGCTGGATACGGGAGCTATGTAACTCAAATATGAAAAATCCAAATTGTCGTTCAGGTTGCAAGACACAAGATCACGAGTCTTATTCCGATTGTTTGCAATCAGCAAACTTTGGCTTTGCAGGGTGCTTCCCTACCAGGCAAGGCTGGGATAAAGACAAAGAAAAGAACTGGGATAAAGAATTGGATTCATACTACTCTGCTGTAAGGCAGGGAGTAGAACCAATATCTACCAAGAAAAAAGATATAGACGCAGCAATGATGTTATCTAATGAGGCTGGTAAAGCCTTTGACGGAAACACTCTAAAGTTCAAGGAGAACTAAAATGCCAGGAAACTACCCAAACGAATATAGCAACAAGTTTGAGCCAGAAGAGAACGAGTACACACCTTGGCCTCCAGACACAAACGATAAGCCTTTTATGACCTATGAGTCCTTGATGAAGGGTGCTCCAGGAAAGCCTGCCAAATGAAGAAAGCAAAAGGCGCTAAGAAGGTTGCTAAAGTAATGCGTGAGTATAAGAAGGGCGAACTTAATATCGGCAAGTCTTCTAAGAAAGTAAAATCTAAGAAGCAAGCCATAGCTATTGCCTTGTCTCAAGCAGGAATGTCTAAGAAGAAAAAGTAATGTCTTCGGGACAATACAAGACACACCGAGGATTTAACTCTGTTCAGATTAGAAACGGATTCATTGTTAGACTCAATAAGAACGGAACAATCCGAGCAATCTTAGGAAAGTACGGAGAATATGGCAAAGAAAAAAAGTGATTCACGTCTTACACGCGCTGGTGTATCGGGCTTCAATAAACCCAAGCGTACGCCTAGCCACCCAACTAAGAGCCACGTTGTCGTTGCCAAAGAAGGATCTCAAGTCAAAACAATTAGATTCGGTCAGCAAGGCGTAACAGGAGATAGACAGCCTTCACCTAGACAGAAGTCTTTCAAAGCTCGTCACGCAAAGAATATCGCTAAAGGTAAAATGAGCGCCGCATATTGGGCAGATAAGGTGAAGTGGTGAAGAAGAAAGCATTCTGGGATACAAAGAACCCAAAGAAGACATCAAAGAAATTAACACCTGCACAAAAAAGCGCTGCTAAGAAAAGAGCAAAGGCTGCAGGAAGACCTTATCCAAATTTAATTGATAACGCTGCAGTAGCAAAAAAGAAGAAGTAAGGAGTAATAAGTGGCACTAGGTGTTGCAGGAACAACTCTCAATGCAGAGTTGAATCGTCTGGCTAATGGTGGAACCTATCGCATTGCTGCCGATATGGTTGATACAGCTAAGGCTGCTCAGCAATGGGCAGCGCAACGTAGCGTCACTCTTACCGTCACAGATACCGTAGGAGTATTAAATGAAATTGCTGGCATCGCTTCTAAAGCCGATTGGCTTGATTTTAGTGGTGTATGTAATTACATCGCTTCTACTTCTGGCTTACCTGCGGCGGCTGCTCTCAGGGCGGTCTCAACCTGATGAGTGCGAAATATAATTTAGTCTGCGATCAGAACACTACATTTAATTTTCAGTTCGTTATTCAAAATGACGGAGTGCCTTGGAACCTAACTGGTTACACAGGAACTATGACAGTACGCCCATTCGTTGGTGCATCAACTACAACTGTAGTTGCATCTACTGCTAATGCTCGTATGACTTTAACACCTGGTTCAGGTCGTATAAATGTCACTTTATCCTCAGCGATAACTGGAGCTATAACTCCTGCTAGGTATGCCTATGATTTAGTTTTAGATTCAGGTTCAGAAGTAACAAGAGTTTTAGAAGGTAAGTTCATAGTAACGGGGGCCGTGACTACATCGTGACAACCTACATAATCATTGAGTCCATTACCCCACAGGTATCTGTAGAATTATCAGCAGACCAAGGACCGCAAGGCGGTCAAGGACCAACAGGGCCTACAGGGCCTACAGGTTCTACTGGCCCAGCAGGAGCTACTGGCTCCACAGGAGCTACAGGTGCAACTGGTACTACAGGTGCAACTGGTCCTACAGGACCAACAGGTGATACAGGACCAACAGGTCCCACTGGTGATACTGGACCTACTGGCGCAACAGGACCAGTCGGTGCTACAGGAAGCACAGGACCAACAGGACCTGCTGGCGTTACTGGTCCCACAGGCGATACAGGCCCAACAGGAGCAACTGGTCCAACGGGTGCGACAGGTCCACAAGGCGTAACTGGAGATACTGGTGCAACAGGTCCAACAGGACCTGCTGGTGCAACGGGTCCTACAGGGGCTACAGGGCCTACAGGAGCCACTGGAACACAAGGAGTTACTGGAGATGTCGGACCAACAGGTGTTACTGGCCCTACGGGCGCTACAGGGCCTCAAGGCGTTACGGGTGACATCGGTCCTACGGGAG